CAACCAAATATCAGGTTGTAGGTGTTATAGCTGAGAGCGTAACACATTCTGTCGATGCAGGTGAATCACGCGAGGAGGAAACCCCACGCGTAGTGGTAGCTAAGATGGAAGATCGCATACTTAGTTTGTTGTCTGAGACAGACAATCAATTCGCACATAGGGCTACTGAGATAGCGTCTAAACTAGACGCAGATAACGATGAAGTGCAACTAGCGTTGGGTAAACTGCATCGTGATGGAGAGATTTGGGAGGCCAAGGTATCACGCCTCGGCACTCAAAAGAAAGCGTCCTACTGTCTGTGGGCGTTGGATGATGACTGGTTTGTACCAGAGTTTGAATGAGGAGAGAACTATGACTGCCAATAAAGAGAAGAAACGCGATAGGGTATTTAAGTTGTTAGAAAAATCCCTTGGCACTGACACAGATAAGTCTATAGCCAAAAAAGTTGGGTGTAGCGCGTCATACGTAGGCAAGTTGCGTAAGTATGATTTCTGGAAGAAAGAACCACTGCAAAAAATAGCTGTATATACAACTGAGCAGCTTGCAGGGGTTGACGATCTTGCCTACGAACTGACTAAGAGTGGTAAGCCACCCAAAGAAGGTACGTACACACGTAGCAGTGTCCTTGATACCGCCAAGCAGTACGTCACCAAAGACCGTGAAGCTACACATGGCGATATGGAGAATAACTTTGAGGCCATAGCTATGCTGTGGGAGCAGTATTTTAGTTATGAGTGGTCTTTCTCGCCCACCGATGTTGCGATGATGATGGCCCTGCTGAAGATCGCACGGCTCAAGTCCAACAAAGATAATCCTGACAACTACATAGACGCCTGTGGCTACATGGCGTGTGCGGGTGAGCTAGCATTAAAGAAAGTAACAAAGAAGTGAACTTTGTTACGTTAGATTTTGAAACCTACTACGCGCAAGACTTCTCCTTGTCGAAGATAACGACAGAGGAATACATACGTGACCGTAGGTTTGAAGTGATTGGGTTGGGGCTGAAGCACGGCCCCAATCCGACCGAGTGGGCGCAAGGTGAGGGTCAAGTAAGAGAACTTATCGCCTCTGTGGATTGGGGAAGCTCTGCGGTGCTGGCTCACAACATGATGTTTGATGGCGCTATATTAAGCTGGCGTTATGGGAAACGACCCCAACGCCTACTTGATACTTTGTGTATGGCTAGAGCGGCGCATGGGGTAGAGCATAGTGTCTCCCTCAAAGCTCTTACTGAGAGATACAAGCTAGGTGCTAAGGGCACTGAGGTTATCATGGCGAAGGGTAAACGGTTAGATGACTTTACCCCCGAGGAGATAAAGGCATACGCTGGTTACTGCATTAACGATGTGGACCTGACTTATGCACTATTCCAAGAACTACTTAAAAGTTTCCCTAAGAAAGAACTACAACTGATAGACGCTACGCTTCGTATGTTTACTGAGCCTACGTTAGACTTAGACATGGGCCTACTGGAGATGCACTTAGAAGACGTGCGGGACCGTAAGTACAAACTCATGGTAGATGCTAACGTCAACGACAAGAAAGACTTAATGAGCAACCCTAAATTTGCTGACATGCTAACGTCTTTTGGTGTTGAACCCCCTGAGAAGGTAAGTCCCACCACAGGTAAGGAAACTTATGCTTTTGCCAAGTCCGACGAGAAGTTCAAGGCTCTGCAAGAACATGAAGACGTGCGGGTGCAAGCAGCGGTTGCAGCGCGACTTGGGGCAAAGAGTACGTTAGAAGAGACACGCACCCAGAGATTTATAGATATATCGAAGCGCGGCCTCTTACCCGTACCCGTAAGATACTATGCAGCGCATACAGGGCGGTGGGGTGGTGATGATAAGATCAACCTACAAAACCTACCGAGCCGTGGGGCTAATGGTAAGAAGCTAAAGAAAAGCATAGTAGCCCCCGAGGGATATACCATAATTGATGCTGACAGTTCGCAGATTGAAGCAAGGGTTCTGGCATGGCTGGCGGGACAAGATGACCTCACTAACGCATTTGCAGTGGGCGATGATGTTTATAAGCACATGGCGTCCAGTATATACGACAAACCCGTAGAAGAAGTGAGCAGCGGTGAGAGGTTTGTGGGTAAGACAACAATCCTAGGCGCGGGATATGGCATGGGCGCTGTTAAGTTTCAGTTGCAGTTAGCGGGTATGGGTAGAGACATAAGCCTAACGGAAGCCAAGCGGATCATAAAAGTATACCGTGACAAGAACGAAAACATTACAGATTTGTGGGCCGATGCAGGTCTTATGCTGATAAGCATGTTTAATAACTCTGACCACAATTTCGGTAGGGCAGGGGTGTTAAATGTGTTACCTGAACAAAACGCTATAGTGCTACCCTCTAAACTGTTAATGCGTTATGAGGACTTGGACTTTGAGCAGGGTGAGATGGGCGCAGAGTTTAGCTATAAGACTAGGCGTGGACGCACTCGTATATATGGTGGCAAGGTTGTTGAGAACGTATGCCAAGCCATTGCTAGATGTATAATTGGCGAACAGCTACTACAGATTTCTAAACGGTACAAAGTCGTGCTAACAGTGCATGACAGCCTAGCCTGTTGCGTAGTAGACGAGGAAGTACCCGAGGCCCAAGAATACATAGAAGAATGTATGCGCTGGACACCAGATTGGGCAGACGGTCTGCCCATAAACTGTGAGAGTGGCACAGGTAAATCATACGGAGATTGTGAATGACTAATGCCGCATGGTCGTACAGTAGGATTAAGTCTTTTGAACAGTGTCCTAAGAAGTTCTACCACCTAAAGGTTGCCAAGGATTACGAGGAACCCGAAACCTCTGCTATGGGGTATGGTACTGCGTTTCACCTAGCAGCAGAAGAGTTCATCCGTGATGGCAAACCTGTCCCTGATGAGTTTAGCTATGCCACCGCAGCCTTAGATACCCTTAACGCTAAACAGGGTGAGAAGTTAACAGAACGTAGGCTCGGCCTTACACGGGAGCTGGAGCCATGTGATTTCTTCGCCAAAGATGTTTGGTGGAGAGGTATTGTTGATCTACTTATACTCGACGGTGATCTGGCGTGGGTTGTGGATTACAAAACAAGCAAGTCTGCCAAATATGCTGACAAAGGCCAACTAGAACTAATGGCATTGGCGACCTTCAAGCACTTCCCTGATGTTAAGAGGATACGAGCAGGTCTTTTGTTTGTTATTAGCAAAGATTTGGTGAAGGCAACATACAGAATAGACGAACAGGCTGTTTTGTGGGATAAGTGGATGACAGACTACGCTCGTATGGAAAAAGCGTTTGAAGTGGACGTTTGGAACCCTAGGCCTAGCGGCTTATGTAAACGGCACTGCGTAGTTACGGAGTGTATTCACAACGGGAATAACTGACATGGCCTACAAGAACCCTAAGAAAGACCGCCCATACAAACGCGAGTATGAGTTGCAGAAAGCGAGGGGGGAAGGTCCAGCGCGCGCAGAACGGCAGAAGGCTCGTGCTAAAATGGATAAGAACGGCAAGGACGCCAACAAGAACGGTAAAGCCGACAAGCGTGAGGGTAAAGATGTTTCTCACAAGAAGGCTCTAAGCAAGGGTGGTAAGAATAAAGATGGCGTTTCGGTGCAAAGCCGTAAGAAAAACAGGGCTGCTGGTGGCGCGTTAAGCAAGGGGCCAAGAAGAGCCGCTAGACGCGCTACAAGACGTAATAAAAGAAGTTAGGCTTGGGCCTAACTATAGGAGAGTACCATGAAGATTATCGACGGCAAGGCGTTGTTGATGCGGTTACGCAACCCTAAAAAAGTGACCGAAATAATACCAAAAAGTAAAGAGATAAAGGACAACAATGTGTTGGTGCATTGGGGTGTGGGGGAAGCTCAGACCTTGCAGGGGATGGATATTAAAGCCCCTTCTCCGATTGAGGGTCAATATACATGGACGGGCAAATACACGCCGTTTGCACACCAGAAAAAGACTGCCGCCTTCTTGACCTTACATAAACGCGCCTTCTGCTTTAATGAGCAAGGTACGGGAAAAACAGGTAGTGCTATATGGGCGGCTGACTATTTGTTAGGCCTAGGCCTAATTAAGCGTGTCTTAGTTATCTGCCCCTTATCTATCATGGACAGCGCATGGCGAGAGGATTTATTTAGCTTTGCTTCTCACCGCACAGTAGACGTAGCACATGGCGTACCCGAAAAACGTAGAGAAATCATACGGGGTGACGCAGAGTTCGTCATAATAAACTATGACGGTGTTAAGATAGTGGCTGATGAGATAGCCAAGGGTGGTTTTGACCTTATCGTGGTTGATGAGGCTACGCACTATAAGAACGCTCGGACTACGCGATGGAAAACACTACGAAATATAATGACAGATGATACGTGGTTGTGGATGATGACAGGCACACCCGCCGCACAGTCTCCACTAGACGCATACGGGCTTGCGAAGCTAGTAAATCCTACGGGCGTCCCTAGATTTTTCGGTTCGTTTCGTGACATGGTTATGTTTAGGAAAACCCATTTTAAATGGGAGACAAAAGAGAACGCTGTAAACGTAGTCCACAAAGCTCTGCAACCTGCGATACGGTTTACCAAAGAAGAGTGTCTAGACTTACCGCCAATGGTATATGTCAAACGTGCTGTTGAGATGACACGACAACAAAAACATTACTACAAGACTTTGAAGAACAAGCTGGTCATGCAGGTAGCGGGGGAGGAAGTTACTGCCATAAACGCAGCGGTGGGCATGAACAAGCTACTGCAAATTGCAGGAGGGGCTATCTATACTGACGGTGGTGACACTGTGGCCTTTGATATTAAGCACAGATACAATGTTTTGCGCGAGGTCATAGACGAAGCCAACAAAAAAGTCTTGGTGTTCGTACCCTTTAAACACACGATAGATGTTTTGGTAGATAAGCTACGGGCAGATGGTATCACGGCAGACATAATCCGTGGTAACGTATCAGCGGTACGGCGCACAGGGTTGTTTAAACAATTCCAGACCACGCCCGACCCTAAAGTTTTGGTTATCCAACCACAATCCGCCGCTCACGGAGTTACGTTAACAGCAGCCGACACAGTTGTGTGGTGGGGGCCAACCTCTTCTTTAGAAACATACGCACAGGCTAACGCTCGGGTGCATAGAACAGGGCAAGACCACAAATGCACGGTTGTGCAGTTGCAAGGCTCTGCTGTGGAAAAGCATGTTTATAGACTTCTGGACGCTAGAATAGACGTTCATTCAGAAATTATAAATCTTTATAAAAATATACTTGACTAGACCATCAAACTAAAATAGATGTAAAGTCTCGACGTATTAGGAGAATACTTATGTTAGAGAAAGATGTATCAGTGGATACACTTACGCGCACGTATATAAAGATAAGAGAAAAACGTGCAGAATTATCGTCTGAGTTTAAAAAGTCAGATGACGCCCTACAGATGCAGTTAGAGAAAGTGAAGACTACACTTCTTAACTACTGCAAAGAACAGGGCGTAGAGAGTGTTCGCACCTCTGAAGGTATATTCTATAGGTCAGTAAAGACGCGATACTGGACTAGCGATTGGGAAGCCATGCACGACTTTGTTAAAGCGCATGACGCTTTAGGGTTGCTAGAGAAGCGTATCAGTCAATCTGCTCTACAAGAATTTTTAGAGGATAACCCTGATCTTCCGCAGCCAGAAGGTCTTAAAGCTAAATCTGAATACACATTGTCAGTGAGGAAAAAATGACAACACAATTTAGACCTATAGAAGACTTAGCTAAGAAGCTATCAGTCTCTACATCTACCGTCCGTGCGTGGACACGACAGGGACACATCCCCGACAACGCCTATATCAAGATCGGTCAGACGTACCGTTACTTGGTGGATGAGACAATCGCGGGGTTGATTAAACATAACGCTGAACCTGATGAGGTTGCCGTTACTGAACCCGCAGAAGATCAACAATAAGCCAGAATAGGAGAATACAAATGGCAGAACAGAACCCGATGTTTTATAACATCAATGGCGTGGTGGTTATGTACCCTCGCATGAACAAGACATATCGCTTTGACAACACAGAAAGAAAATCTGTGCCTTGCGGTGTGTTTGAAGATGGTGCGGCATACACCACATCATTCCTTATGACTAAGGCGCAAGCTAAAGAGTTGTACGAAGCTATGGCGCAAGCCTACACTATGAAACGGGAACCTAGCTGGCCCGAAAAGTTTGAAATGCCCTTTAAAAAACGTGAGGACGGAACTTACGAGGGCAAGGCACGTCTCAAGGGTGCGTACGGTGAAGATGCTACACGCAAGCCAGCGCAGTATGACGCCAAGGGTGTTAAGCTGGACGATGACTTTATGCTTACGTCTGGAAGCACCGTGAATATTGCTATCGCTTTCGTACCCTACAATATGCGCGAGGCCTCTGTATCGCTACGTCTCCGTGCCGTGCAAGTCGTAGAACTCAAGCCTATGGAAGAGCAAAATCCATTCGGTTCGGTTAGCGGTTACGACAGCAAGGCCAAACCACAGATTAGTGGGTTTGAGGTAGACGCACAAGAAAGCCC